TGGCTCCGAAGGTTGCTAAACCTGGCAACACTCTGTTCCGCTGGCAGGTTGACTCTCTCCCCTCGGTCTCCGCTGAACAGGCTGGTATCGTTGATGGTACGGATGTTGACCCGAACGGCTCTTCTATCAAGAACTTCGTTCGTGACAATGTCGGTACTCCTCAGGAAGTCCAGTACCGCTACGAACTGTCCAACCACATTCAGATTTTCAGAGAAGCCACTCGTGTTTCTCCGCTGACCACCGACATCGCTGTCGTTGCTGGCGTTAAGTCTGAACTGTCGAACAATGTGTCCAAGGCCACTGAAATCCTTAAGCGTAAGATGGAGAAGACCCTTTGCTCCGCTAACCTGCCTAAGGCTGACAATGGCGTTGCTCAGGGCTACGCTACTCGTGGTCTCGACTCGTGGATTAAGAACGACTTCACTGGCGATACCTACCTCGCTGTTCCGTCTAACTTCCGTACTCCTACGGACTCCATCTCGACTGTCGGCACTGCCGCCCTTGACGAAAACACCTGTCAGAACATTCTGGCTTCTGTTTACAACCAGACTGGCAGAACTCAGTCCTTCGATGGTCTTGTTGGCTACAAACTGAAGCAGGCTTTCACAGCCCTGACTTACACGACCCGCCAGAACCTCGATGACAACACTGCGAGCCAGATTCGCACTCTTAACAGAGAGCAGGGTCAGACCTCCTACAAGTCGAGCATCGATGTGTTTGAAGGTGACTTCGGTTCTATCCGTCTGCATACCTCGCTCTTCCTCAAGAACAACTTCTGCGGTTACCTGCTGAATATGGACTTGGTTGGCGTTGGTTATGGTGGCAACATCGCTCAGGTCAAGGAACTCACCGACAATGGTGGTGGCCCTGCCCGACTCGTTGAGGCTGTCGCTACTTGCATCGTCAAGAACCCGCTCGGTCTCGCTAAGTTCGACTTCACCGCCTAATAGTGGCTAACGACTTCGTCCAGTCGCTGGTTGAGATTATCCCGCCCCATCTGCACAAACAGATGGAGTTGGAACTCATCCACGGCTGGAGGAAGAAGGAAGCATACGCTAGGGCTGAAGCAAAGCAGATTGCACATTTCGGTCATACTCACGAGGCAAACGACATTGCTGGCCTCGGACGAAAGATTGCCGAAATCCCTGCTGACGCTTATCACTATTGGGGACAGCGACTCGGTTACGAATGTTGGAAGGACAAGCAATTTATGCGTGAGTACCTTCGTGACAATCCCGAACTCGCTGTCCGCAATTATTGTAAAAAGACAGTTGTTCAAGGTGCGGTCTTTACCGCTGACGGATTTCTCACATAATGAGAACTATTGATTTTTCAGAAATTATGTTCAATGCGTTGCAGTATTCTGGCAACGACAGGCATAACATTAACAGCGAAACATTCGCTCAATTTAGAGACTTCATCTCGGCTAGAATGCGTGAAGTCTGGGAGATGGAGGAGTGGCCTGACCTTTGCAGACTTGCGGAGTTCACCACAACCATTGACCCTGTAACGCAGGTAGCATATTTTACACCGCTTACAAATGTAGATGTGCTTGGAGTTTATAACAAGAACCCTCAAACAACATCTAGGGCTGTTGAGTTAAATTATCAACTTTATGACACAGGTTCAGCGACTAGAATTGTTCTTGATAGCAATGCTCACGCCACTGGCTGGTACTACTACAGAACTGCTTTCCGTCCCCTACTTGGTGACCTATGGGACGCTAGCATCCCTTATTACCAGAACGCACAGGCGTATTATGACGCTGGCTCTGCCTCTGCAACATACACCCCTATGGCTGGCAGACCGCATATCGGTAATTTTTATTATTTAAACACTACTTCTGCTACGGCTGGCAATCTTCCGACTACCTCTTCTTGGACTAGGATTGCAATTCCTTACATCTTTGGCAACTATTGTGCGTGGGGAGCCGCCGCTAACTGGTTGGTTTCCGAAGGCCAACTGCAAGAAGCGGCTGGACTTGACGGCAAGGCTCAGTCAATGATTCAAATTGAACTCGATAAGATTCTAAAACAGCAGAACCAAAACGGCAAAATTAAATTCTTTAACCCCTACAAATCCTAATGTCCGCATCCTATAATTCTTTCTCCACTCCGACTCTTAGACGGATGGTTCACGCCAACGCTACTGTTGGCCTTACTGCTGTTGAGGTTCTTACGCCTCCCACGCTCCCTGAGCGTAGAGTCATTGTGATTATCCAGAACCAGTCTTCTACGGCTAACATCAAGGTCATCTTTAACTCTACTGGTACTGATGGCATCCTGCTCGCCCCGCTTGGCTCGTTCTCGCTCGACAACTACGCTGGCACTGTCCGTGTAGTTGCTACCGCTGTTGGTACTCCTGTTCATATCGCCTACGGCTCTGTCTAATGGGAGCAGACATCGAAACAGGGATTCCAGCCAATGTAGTTGAGATTGGCACGGAGGTTACGCAGGGCATCATTGATGCTCTAAATACTGCTCCGTCTCCCAATGCGACCAATCGGTTTGCGGTCATTAATGACCTCAATCTTAAGGCCAATCTTACTGGTGCTACTTTTACTGGTAAGGTAACTTCTACCCCTTCAGACCTAGATACGCCTCCGCTTAACCTTGGTTCTGCAAATACAAGTCCAGCGTCAGTAGCAAACGGAGATGTTTGGATTTCTAATGCGGCTACCCCTAAACTATGCTTTAGGGCTAATGGAATTTCTTATAACATTCCATCTTCTAATGCTTATAATACCTTTACTGGTACTAACATTTTCCCTACTCAGGTTGCTACGGACAGTAGCACAAAGGTTGCTACTACTGAGTTTGTAAGAAATTCTGTTCCTAGCACTGGAGATTGGAATCTGCTGGTTGCGTCTATTACGACTGGCAGTCCTTACAATGTGATGATTCGCCTTGTTTGGAGTGGTAACTCAACTATTGTGTTTCAGGCTAACAACTCTATTCCTGTTGGTGCTCAGTGGATTTTTGTGAACAACACTACACATACAAGAACATTTTCTGCTGGAAGCGGTGCTACGCTTTTCTCCCAAGGAAATAAGTTTATTCTTAACGGACAGTATTCTATGTGTACTGTAGTTAAGATGGACACAAATGCTTACTACCTATCTGGTAACCTTGTTTGAAATTAATAAGCACAACTGGAGTAATTGCTAGCAAGAATAACTGTCCTGCCGCTGGGCAGTTTTTGTTTAGTACTTGTTCTAATGTAACTGCGGTAGATGCAAGCGGTACTAGTTGGGAGGTAGGTGCTCCTGCACAGGCTTTTACAGACGGAAATTGTGGTTACACTCTTACTGTTGGTCAGCCTAATTACGGAGAGTGTGGATTTCCTCCCAGCGGATGGTCTGTTAATTATCAGCCTAGTTACATTACTGTAGACCCTATTTACTGGAGTCATCCGAACAACCCACAGGCTGGTCAACTTGCGTATGCTGGAGGTCAGTTTGTTTATTCATCTTCAAATACATATGTAACAAATTGGCCTGAAACTTATACTGCTGGTTGGGCAAGAAGTGATAACGAACTTTTATACGAAGTAACTGGAATTGACGGATGGAGAATACAAATACGCTTTACACAGTTTAATAATTGGTATTCTGCTATTGAAGACGATTTAACCCCTTAACCCTATGATTACACTATTCACTCACATCACTTTTACGCTTGCTGGCATCTATGTTGGTGCTCGCTACGCTGAAAAAATTAGAGCGGTCTACTACTCTATCTTTAAGAATTAATGCCTTTTGAGCCTGTCAAGGACGGAGACCTAGCGTTCATCGGTTTAAACAGCCGAGACAACGCTAGTGCTTTGCCTCAAGGCATCCTTACTAAGGCTCAGAATGTAAGACTGGATAGAGGTATTGTATCCGTCAGAAAGGGTCTACAGCGTAAGAAGGATACGGACGCTGATGACCCTATTTATGGCGTTGGCGTGTACTACGATACTACAGGCCAAGAGCGTATTGTCCTTGTAATGGGTGATAGATTCCGTGTCTATAACCCTACCACAAATTCGTACAATGACACGCAGTACCCTACAGGCATTGCTCTATCTTCTTCAGAAGGAGTGGATGTCGTTTATGCCGTTGATACTATCTTTGTTACTAGAGGATTTTCTCTCAGACCTATAAAGTGGGACTTGGGTAACAATATAATTGAAGCGTTTCCTACCCAACATCTTGGTCACGAGTTTCCGTCTGCTAAGGGTCTTCTTTACTACTGTAATAGACTAATTGCTATGGGTGGTCACCACCAGCAAGTGTTTGATGCAAGACAGACTGTGTGCGTAAGCAACTATCTTGACTATAACCACTGGGATAGCCTTGACGCTTTTACTTTTAACGAAGGTTCTAATGACGAAACTATTGCCGTTTCACCTTGGACTCTAAACGAGTTCTTGGTGTTTATGCGGAACAGTATCTTCTATGTGAACATTGGGTTTGGAAGATACGCAACAGGTGATGCTCTTGATAACAACTCGTTCATCAAAACGCTTGTTACAGACATTGGTTGCTCTGCTAAGGAGTCCGTTGTTCAGGCTAACGGAGGAATTATCTTCCTATCTGACAATGGTATCTACCTGCTTAATCCTCAGTCCGTAGGCTCTAATGATGCTGTCAGACTTCTTACTGTTGCCGACCCTCTGTCTGCTCCGATTGACGATGTAATCCAAACTATTAATCAGGCTTTTGCTTACAAGGCTACGGCTGTGTATTGGAATAACAGATACTATCTTGCCGTTCCTACTGGTACATCTGAAGTTAACAACACAGTTCTTGTATACAACTTTATCCTTAAGAACTGGGAATCCGTTGATACTTACCCTGCTGGATTCAGCATTATCAAGTTCTGCGTGGCTAAGAAGGGTAACCAGCGTAGACTGTTTGCCGTAGATAACAATGAAGGCATCTTCCTTCTGGAAGAACTTGAAAACGGAGACGAATACAGCGGTGAACAGGGTCTACCTAGGCTTCCGTTTACGCTTGTTGAAACTGTACCTGCCGCAGGTCAGCCAGATTTTAGAGTTTACCTGCAAGAAACAGGCTTTGTTAAGACACCAATTCAGGCTGAAATCCTTACTCGTAGGTACACTTTTAACAACAACTTTGACAAGCGGTATAGCACTGTTGAGACTGAAATGGAATGTCAGGCTGGTGCTAATGTTAAGACTATTGCTGTTGTAACAAATCCTGATACATCAACACAGTTAGATGACTTTTACGCTCCGTCTAATGAGGATTTCTCTAGGCGTAGTCCTATTAGGAAGACTGGCACTGGCCTACAGATGCGGTATTTGATGTCTTTCTTTAGACCTAATATTCGTTCGTTGACAATTAACGCAACAATGCAGACTAAAACTAACAAAAGCGAGAAATAATTTATGCCACAACTTAGCAAAGGGGTAACATACGCCCCCAACAATCAGGTCACTTCGACCAATCTTAACAACCTTGTTGACCAAGGTAAACTTGACAATGGTGCGATTCAAGACCAGACGCTGATGACAAGCGGTCAACTTGTTGGTGCTGATGAAATTCTTGTAAGAGACATTTCTGCCGCTACAGGTACTGTTGGTAGCCAGTTGCGTAAACTTACGATTACAAATCTTCTTGGTTCTAATCTTCCTTCGACTAACACATCAGTCACAGCAGAAACTCTCAATTCTAAGTCTGACCAAGACATTAGAGTTATTGGTTCTACTGGAACTGCCGTTCCTAATGTCACTTTTACTAGCACAGGTACTGTTGTTACCTGCGTGTCTGCTACGCACGGCCTGACAACTGGTATGGTTCTTAGCGTTACTACTACCACTGCTGGACTTACTGGTTTGCAGGAAATTGAGGTTGTTGATGCTAGTACATTTAGGTTTAACCTTAGAGAGGCTGGTACTGCTACATCTGGTACGCTTTCTTATACTCGTCAGCCTAATGCAAACTTTACCACAAATGTAAGAGTCGAAAGAAATATCTTTGTCGATGGTGGTATTGCTGTTGAGGGAAATGCTACTCTTAAGGGTGACCTTAATAGCACTGGTAATGCAAACTTTACTGGCACTGTCAGATACAATGGTGCTCCTGTTTACGGCCTGTATGGCATTGACGAACTACTTCTTCCTACCTCTGGTATTGCCAACGCAGAAGTCGGCACTTGGAAGACTTGGGCTTCTCTTACAAATCTTAGCAAGCCTACGGAAGACCTGTGGGTTATTGACCTTCAATGTCAGGTTGCCTTCTGGTCTCCGTATATCGGAAGAATCAGACTGCTTAGAACAAGCAACAACGCTGTTATTGGTCAAATGACACAGGCCATTAACCCTCCTGCTACCACTTGGTACACCAGTTGGCATCTTACTCATTATTCGCTTAAGGTTATTATCCCTGCTGGCGAGGTTTGGACTAACGATGGTATTGCCGTTCAGGTTACATCGGAACAAGCCTTTAGTATTCCTATCCCTGCTGGCTTTACTGGTGTCGCTACCCTTGGTGGTACAAGCGGCACAAGCAATATGATTATCCAAAAGTTTAAGACTGCTTGAACGAACTACTAGAGTTTATTGAAAAGGAGAAAAAGGCCACAAAACGGCCTACCTTTGACATAGACTTTTTGGCTGAGTGGCTGTCGTACCTTAACAGCAGGGCTTTTCTTCATAAATACATTAAAGACGGAAAAATAAAAGGCGTTATTACTATGTTTCCTATTGGGAAGCATAAGAAAACACCCGATATGGCTAGAGTTATAGAATGTATGCAACTGTATGTTGGTGGTCAGACCGACTACTTCATTATGGACGCATTGACAGAGGACGAAGAAAGTAGAAAAATGCTTGTAAAAAGATTGCTAAACATTTATCCCACAATTGAATCTGATGAAAGTCAGATTTACGCCCAGCGGGGAGACAAAATTGTCAAATTTAACAAAAAACTACTTATCACACTTACAAAATAATGGGTTCATCTAAAGTTCAAGCACCGCCCCCTAGGGATTACTACAAAGAAATGTCTGACACTATCCGTGCTCAGATTGACCTCGCCCCCCAGATGATGGAGGCCGAACGAAGACTCGTACCGCAGTGGCAACAGATGCAGTACGAGCAGATGATGGGTCAGGCTAATAACCTTAAGACCTTCTATCGCTCTGTTATGGGAGATTCTGCTAATCTTCTTAGAGATTATGGTGCTCAGTTTGCAGACTCTCTTGCCCCGATTGCCGAACGCTCCAGAAACACCTACGACCTTGGTCTTGGCGGTGGTGCTGAACTTCAGAACCTAATGAGAACACAGGCTCTTGGAGACCTTAATGCTGGTATGGGTCTTACTCCTGAAATGGAACGCCTTGCCGCAC